ATCCTATAAAGTCCTCAGCAGTGGGATTGAATACAATATCAAGAGGACTGATACGACGAAGAGTAGGGCCCACGTAGCCAGCTTGAGTAGTTCCATCTGCTAACTTGACCCTTTCGTCACGCCATGCGACTGTTACAAAGCAGTTCCCGAAGTCGATGTAATCGAGGATGGCTTTATCAATCTCATGCTTAAAGCTTGGTTGGGTAATAACCCAAGACATGTAGTTCGTAATAGCGTCTCGTTTATCAACTGAATTCGCTTCTTGCTCATTTGCTTCCCAGATTAGCCACTTACGTTGGGGGAATAGTGTTGCCGTGTAATTGGAGTATAGGTTATCCCTGATCTGGCAAAGTTTTGGGATAGTTGTTTTGTTCTTCCACGGTAGTTGGTTATTCGTGGTCTGAGTAGTATCTGTGGCATAGACGTACCTCCGGACCTCTTCCCAGTCTGTCTTCTTCACATTGCGTAGAGTGTCCCACTGAACCCAACGTTCGGTGAGACGAGTAGCCAGTAGATCTGGCGTGATTACGTTTTGAAGTTCGAGAACCTTACCGGTCACGCGACACCGCCGAATCTAGCGTTATATGAGAAATTGGGTAATGCTGCTTTCATCTTTGAAAATACATTCAGTGGCGCTTGGCCTGTTGAGAAATCGACGGCAGAAGCCAAGGCATCCTTAACGTCGTCGTGGGCGGGATTTACGAAGAGGAGTTCTTCTTCCAGTACTTGACAGTTTCCACCGAGATAGTGCCAAATCTGTCGGTTATCATATTTCGGCTGAAGAGCTGCCATGATCCTTTCTTCTTTGGCTCCGTCGAATCTTGAGGGTCTGTACTCTTCGATTGAGAGGGAGAGTCCGAGTGGTCTGACATAGCTTTCCTTCAAGTCTGTTACGATGGTCTTTTGAGCGGCTGTGACCTCAGCTCTGATCTTTCTGAAGCCCCACTTATTGTGAAGCTTTAAGAGATGATCGAATTGGTCGGATATCTTTTCTGTCTTGAACCTGTCGATTTCAAGGACGTAGTAGTTCGAGTTACCATCCAAGCCAATGACGACAATACAAGAGAAGTCGCTGCGCTTACCAGTAGTAAAGGCAAAATCCACAGCAGCGAGAACATTTAATCTTTGTCCTTTAAAGAACCATTTGCCATCTCGATTGGTGAGATGACCTGGATCGTAGTATTGGAACTGATCTCGTTTGAAGACGGAGGATCCGACGTCGTGTGGATCGTTATAGTATTGGGCTCTAAACTGAGTCTTGTCCAGGTATTGGGCTCGCTTCTTAGCGAGAACGTTCGGGTCAAACCCGAACCACTTTCCATCACCTCTGTTTTGACGAGGCCAAAGGAATTCTCCTTGACCGTTTCCGATAGATTCAACTTGCTCGGCGATTCCAAAGTCCACGTTCCTCTCAAAGAGGGGAGTGACGCCCACCAAGTTCCCAAGTTCATCATGTTCTTCAATCTCCATTTCCATTAGATCGTTGTACAGATCTTTGGGATGATATCTTGTACCTACGACCCATTCTTCCGCATTAACAGTTTCAATAGACGAAAGGAGAGAGTACTGAGTTTTAACCTTTTCACGACCATCTTCAGAGTACGCATTGTCTGCGACAACCACATCATCAAGTGCAGCGACATCGCAGTGCATACCCACAATATTACTAGTAAGGCCAGCAGTGAAAATCGTAGGATCACGTATGCTCTCAGCCCTTCTAAGTGGATGATCGACAGAGATTTCTCTCTCGGTCCACTTCTCCCTTTTGGCTTCTTCCTCTAAAACCATCTCTGGCCAGAAGAGCCTATAAGGATCACAAGTGAGAATGTCCTTAATGAACTTCAACTGCTTTGTAGCGAGATTAGAGGTAGAAGATATTAGTAGTATTCTTGAATCAGGCTTAACCGTAATCCTCTGGGCAATACGATAGGCCAGCAAAGCTGACTTCATATGGTCCCGAGGTAGTAGAAGAAGCTGATGGCTCTTGTGGTTTGGACGTTCCCACCAGTTAATTACGTGGCGGTGGACGTTACCTAGACAGCGTTTGGGATGGACGTACTGAATAAAGTCTGCGAGACTCGTCTCACAAAGTGACTTGAGTTCTAGCAGATCCGGATTCAGAGAGTTCTTGGTCAAGAATTTTATTCCGTAGCATTTCCATCTTGATCTCCCACAGACGGTTGTCTAAAGAACCGAAACGATTGTCATCGTGACGTTCGTGGTATTCAAGCTTATTCATAATATTCGTCTCCATCTTCTCCATACGGTCATAGAACTTGGTGAATTGAGACGCGAACCACCCCCGAAGGACCCAGACGCCGCTGAATCCGCCGAAGAGGGCAGTTAGTATTGCAACAAAAGATACGATTATGTCCGGGTTTATTTGAAACATCTCTGAGCCGCCCGGAGCTGAACCTTATTCTTACGTTCAGTCCAGTACTTAAAGATTGCTTCTTTGCCGTATTTATCTGCGTATTCTTTCACCTGATCACAGTATGAAAGACTACCCTTGAGTTTCTTAGGAACGTTGTTCTTAATGACCTCTTCTACGACTCTTGGCTGAGAAAGTAGAGAGATATGGCTAAGACTATACACGCCCCAATTAACAAGGCCCACGGCCAATACGAGTGCACCACCTATTAGCCATTTCTTCATCGGAACACCACAGTCATATCTGGAGCGGTTCCCGTGGCCGTGACCACGGTAAGTCCAGTTCCGAATCTGGCATCAAACAATATGGTTCCTGTGACTGCTGTGGAGTCAATAGTTCCAATTTTAGTACCAGAGGCAGCGGTGTTATCGTAGATAGTGACAGTGTTAGCGGAGGCACCTTTTGTGTTGATGACAATAGCATGAAGGATGCCAGAACCGCGCTTAACAGTAGTAGTGGCGTTCGTAGTGACATTGTTATAACCAAACGCTAGGTTATTGATCTCAGACATTAGCCAACCGTGCCAGCAGTCGTCATGCTCTTCGTGAAGCCACCTGGATCCTTAACCTTAGCGCCGGCGCCGCCGTGCGTCTGAGATTGACCCATACAAGCTGAAACTTGATTCATGATTTAATTTCCTTTCCATCGTGAATTTGCTGCTTTAGCAGCGATTTTAATTCTTTGTTTAGAGGGCAGAGCCTTAGCTCTGTTTAGTCCGCCTTTAGAGGCCCCCAACGACCCGACAATGGTAGCGTCGGACCGCCCCAACGCGCCAGAGCTCCCCGTTTGCCAAGGCGAACTGCTGCGTCGTGTATTGCTTGATTTCGATAAAATTCTTGCCATTTTCTATTACTAAACTCAGGCCCATCAATACGTCCACCAATGTGTGGCTCTTCAGGAATTGGAGGAGCAACGGTAAGACACATCTGGAAGGCGTTAAATTGGAATGCACCTTCTTGGAATGCTTCGTGACAAGCAAAAGGATTCTGCAACATGGTGAGGGTTACGCCCTGCACATCCATACTGAAATTACCAGTCGAAACTTGGAAATCTCGATCTGTTGCGGTCGGTCCTGTTAATACAGAATCATTACCCGTAGTGGAGAATGTTCCTGATTCAGGCAGAATCGCAAAAGACGAAGTTGCAGTGAAAGTACCGTCAGACCCTGTGAAGGAGAAAGTACCTGTAGTCGATAGATTCTGATTTCCGAAGTTTGCGGTATTACCAGTTTCAGTAAATACTCCCGCGCTTACAACGTAAGAGATTGGATGAACTTCAGTAATAGTTGCAGCAGAACCAGATAACGTAAAGGAACCAGTAATATTGAACAAACTTTCTCCAAAGTTCGTCGTATTACCAGTCTCAGCAAACGTACCTGCGTTTACTGCGTATCTAATTCTTTGCTTCTTAGCCATTAGGCAATACTAAGAATACCGTTGGTCTGGTCGAAGGCGACAGTAAAGGTATCGCCGTTGGCTAGAGTAACGTTACTACCAAAGTCGTAATAGCCAATCAGAGGCTTAAGAGGACTCGTTTGCGTGGAATTATACAAAACCACGTATCGGAAGGGCCCTACAGCGCCTGAAGCTGTAGTAGTGACGTTGCCACTAATCAGACGGTACGTACCAGAAGTCTGTGTACTAGATGTCTGAGTAGTAGTGCCACCACCTGCGCTATAACCATTGCCTGCTGAAATCTCAGTAATGTTGGCGAAGACAGTATTAGACGCCACTGGTGCGCTATTAGTCAGGGCAACCTTAAGAGTATCAGAGCCAAGGTTGTGCTTGCCATTGGCAAGATCTTGAACGAACTGGTTGAACTTATTAAATGTTGAAGACATTTTAACCTATTATGTAACCTTTTATAAAAGGGAGTGTTGTGATGGATGATACTGTTCTGAGAACCTGCATAGATACTGACGTAACCCTAACATTGTTTTCAGACGCTGGTGGTGCTTCTAGGACTTGTTGAGATACTGAAGTAACTCGAACATTATTCTCGGAGAGAGGTTGTGCCTCTAGGACTTGCGCGGATACGGAGGTAACCCGAGCATTTGGCGTCGTCCCGGTGCCACTGCCTAG